GGACAATAAGTTTTAAAAAGGCAGTAAACGATGTGTATCGGCCCTTTCGCTCCCAGCCCCCCCAGACCCGCGCCTATGCCTTCGCCGCCCCCGCCGCCCCCGCCGCCTCCGCCGCCCCCGACTCCTGTTGATCCGGCTGTGACTCGCGCGCGGGCCAAAGACAGGCAACAAGCTATACTGGCCCAAGGTCGTGCTTCTACTATTATGACTGGAGGGCTTGGGCTAGCATCAGAAGCGACTAGCGCTAAGAAAAAACTGTTAGGGCAGTAGTATGGCTGACCAGATACGGCGTGATTATTACGAGCGGCGTAAGGGAGCGATGAAGCTGGAGCGGTCCAGTTTCATTTCCCATTACAAAGAACTGGCCGACAACATCAGCCCCCGCCGTGGGCGTTTCGATATGCAAGATCGGAACCGTGGTAACAAGCGCCACAAGGCGATCATCAACAGCAAAGGCACTCAGGCCCTCGCCACTGCGCGAGCGGGATTGTTTGCTGGCGTCATGTCCCCCACACGCCCGTGGTTCTCCTTGACTACTCCTGATCCTGAACTGGCGAAGTTCCAGCCAGTTAGAGTTTGGTTGGAGCAAATCGAGGTTCAGATGCGGGCTGTATTCAACGCCGGTAATCTTTACAACATGGCCCCGGTTATGTTGGGCGAATTGCTTCAGTTTGGTACGGGGTGTATGACCCAGATTGATGACGATGAGAATCTCGCTCGCTTCTATACGCACACGGCGGGTAGCTATATGATCGCGCAGAATGAGAAGTTCGAAGTCAACACTCTCGTCAGAGAGTTTGAGATGACCGCTGAACAGATGGCCCTCGAATTCGGGGTGGAAAACCTTAGCGTCTCTGTGCAGAGGGCTATCGAGGAGGGTCAGCTTGGTAGCTGGTATCCGGTGGTGCATTTTGTCGAACCCAACGATGACTACCGCCAACATAATCCTCTGTCGAAGTTTAAGGCTTATAAGTCAATCAAATATGAGCCGGGCAACCAAGACAAGAATCAGTTCCTTAGTGAGAGGGGTTTTGATAATTTCCCAGCTTATTGCCCGCGCTGGGCGGTGGCTGGTGAGGACATATATGGAACTGAATGCCCCGGCATGGTGACACTGGGGGACATCAAGCAGCTTCAGATTCAGGAGAAGCGTAAAGCTCAGGCCATCGACAAGATGGTGAACCCTCCTCTTATTGGCCCTGCATCTATCCGAAACGTGCCGGTGTCGAGCCTCCCCGGCGGGCTGACTCTATATTCAGGAAACCCGCAGGAGAATAAGCTGGAGAGCCTCTATAGTATTTCTCTCCCCCTCGATCAGTTAATTCAGGATATGGATAGAGTGGAAGGCCGAATCGATGCGGCGTTTTTCGTTGACTTGTTCCTCGCCATCTCTAATATGGATGGCATCCAACCGCGCAATGAGCTAGAGCTTTCTGAAAGGAATGCGGAGAGGCTTCTCCAACTTGGCCCAGTTCTTGAGGGGGTGCAGGGGGAGTTTCTTGATCCTATGATTGCCCGCACGTTTGATCAGATGGTGAAGTCTGATTTGATCCCCCCGCCCCCGGAAGAAGTCCAAGGCCAGCCTTTGAAGGTTGATTACATATCTTCATTGGCCCAAGCGCAGCGGGCGGTGGACACTCGCGGTATCGACAGGCTGACGCAATTCACTGCTGGGTTGATGTCGGCCACTCTGTCAGATGGGAAAAAATTTAATGCTGATGAAGCTATTAAAAAATATGCAGATCTCCTTGGAACGCCTGCTAAGCTTCTTACCCCCGACAAGGAAATCCAGCAGGCGCGTCAAGCCGAGCAAGAAGCAGCGGCGCGCGCTCAACAGCTTGAGACACTCGAGCAGGGCGCGAGGGCGGCTCAGGCAGCGGGGCAAGTAGACCTTGACTCCAACAATCCGGTGTCGGCGGCGGTTAACAATGTAAATGAGGCAGCACAGGGGCAGTAAATGGTTGAAGAGAAACCAATCGACACTGGAGATGAGAAGCAAGTCAAGGAGAGAAAGAAGGCTCATGAGCTTGTGCGAGAGCAAGAAATTGCTGAGCTTCAAGCCCTGCTGGATACCTATGGTGGCCGATCTTTTCTCTGGCGTTTGCTAGAATGCTGTGGTATATATCATGCTGGAGTAACCGATGCATTGGAGACTTTTCGGGAACTTGGCAAGAGGGATATTGGGTTGTGGGCTTTGGACGAGATATTTGAAGCCAACTCAAATGCTTACGCAGCTATGAGAGAGGAAGCGGTATCACGTGATGCCAAAATAAAGAAAGGGAAGACAGATGAGTGAAGAAATTGTAGCTGGGGAAAGTGAAGCGAAAGCTGAGGCTGAACCAGTTTTAGAGAAGACCGCTCTTACCGATGATGGTGAGAGTAAAGATACCGGCAAAGAAGCTGGTAAGACTGACCACGACACTGAAGAGGATAAGTCTGAGGACGGCAAAGCCGACAAAGACCCCCAATCTGAAGGTGCCCCCGACGAGTATAAGTTCGATATTCCTGAGGGTGTGAAGGTCAACGAAGATATCATGAGTGAGTTCACTCCCCTGTTGAAAGGCTTGGGGGCTTCTCAAGAGCAAGCTCAGAAGATCGTTGATCTGCAATCCAAATTCATGGAACAGATGGCTGAAGCTCAAAACGCGGCGTGGACAGAGCGACAGAACGATTGGTCAAAAGCGGCTGAGAGTGATGAAGAGTATGGCAAGGGTAAATACGATGAGAGCATCGGAATCGCCCGCAAAGCTATGCGCGAAATCGGCGGCGCTGAACTGACCAAAGTTCTGGAAGAAACAGGGATGGGCAACCATCCTGAGTTCATTCGGTTCTTTTACCGGGTGGGTTTAGCTATAGGAGAGGATAGCCTAAGTTTTGGGCAGGCGAATAAAGAAGGCGCAAAAAGTATAGCGCAAAGGATGTTTCCTGATCAGGCTTAGGTGTAGTCTTCTCTTTCTGTTCAAATATAGAAAGGGCATTGAAAAATGGCTACTTTAAGCGTTCAAAATCCAACCCTTCTTGATCTGGCGAAAGTCACTGCTCCAGACGGTTCGATTGCGGCGGTGGTAGAAATCCTCAACGAGACTAACGAAGTTCTCGCTGACATGGCATGGGTAGAAGGTAATCTCCCCACCGGCCACCGCACCACGGTCAGGACTGGCATCCCCGCCCCCACATGGCGTAAGCTGTATGGCGGAGTCCAGCCCAACAAGTCCACCACGGTTCAGGTGACTGATAACACTGGTATGCTCGAGCAATATGCCGAAGTCGATAAGGCTCTGGCTGATCTCAACGGCAATACTGCTGCTTTCCGGCTGTCGGAAGATAAGCCTCACATCGAAGGCATGAATCAGGAAGTTGTAGATACTCTGTTCTACGGCAATGAAGCTACTGAGCCGGAAGCGTTTACCGGTCTTGCTCCTCGTTTTGCTAATCTTACAGCAGACGAAAATTCCGATAACGTCATCGACGGTGGCGGCTCCGGTTCGGACAATGCCTCTATTTGGCTTGTTGTCTGGGGTCCGAATACCATTCATGGCATTATCCCCAAGGGTTCCACTGCTGGTCTGAAGATGACCGACAAAGGTCAGGTCACTCTGGAAGACGCCTCCGGCGGCTCCAACACTGGCCGGATGGAAGCCTATCGCACTCACTATCGTTGGGACGCTGGCCTCACAGTCCGCGATTGGCGCTATGTTGTGCGTATCTCAAACATCGACAAGTCCGATCTGTCTGCTGTCTATACTTCTGGTGCGTTCAGTGGTTCTTCGGCCCATATCCCCGACCTGATGTTTCAGGCCATGCGTATGGTTCCGAATCTCAGTGCTGGTCGTCCTGCTTTCTATTGCAGCAGAGACATCCTCACTTGGATTTGCCGACAGACCTCGGCTGCGGTTCAGGGATCAACCCTGACTTCAGAAATGGTCGGCGGCAAGATGGTGGAAAGCTTCCATGGCATTCCCCTTCGGCGTGTCGATTCACTGGCTGCTGACGAAGCAGTCCTCACATAAACCACGGCAAATTAGAAAGGTTAACATTATGTGGTTAGATGAACGAACTGAATTTGCCGATGATGTAAGTGTCGCAGCGGCTGCTGGGACGGCATTAATCGGTGATGTTATCGATAGCACCGTTGCCCGCGATCTGGGTAACGGTCAGCCTATCTACCTTGTGATCAGGACTGGTGGTACGGAAATTATCACTGGCGGCTCTGCTGGTACCCTCCAGTTTAAGCTGGCGTCTGATGATGCTGCTGCTATTGCTACTAATGGCGATGCGACTGAACACATCGTTACTGATACTTTCGTCACCGACGACAGCGCGGCTAACTCCGCTCTGTTCAACGCTGGTGGACTTATCTACATGGGCGCGCTACCTCTCGAAGGCCCTACCTACGAGAGGTATCTTGGCATTCTGGCTGTAACGGCTACCACCACAACGACTGCGGGCACGATCAATGCGTATCTGACCCTCGATCCGGCTGGTTGGAAGTCTTACGCAGACGCCACTAACTAGGGCTAAATGAGGGAGGGCTGATGCTCTCCCTCATCCCTCTTAAGGAGAAGAAGATATGATTGTGCGATTTAAAGCCACATTTCATGTGCCGGGCTTCGGAAGGCGACGTTTCTCTAAAGGCGTAGTGGACGATGTTCCTGAGAGTTTAAGAGATAAGCTGCCTAGTTCTGCTGAAATACTTGACGACGATTTTGTCGAGAAAAAGAAAAAGCAGAAAGTGGCTGACGATGAACTTAAGGGGGCGGACTACGCCCGCGCTGCCGCAGAGGGCACGGATCAGGAAGCTCTTGAGAAGGCTGGCTTAGCTGGTTTTTCTGACGAGGCTCTTGAGATAATTGACGCTGAAGAGGAGGCTGCTGATGAAGCTGAAGAACTTGCTGAAGCTGAAGAAGAAGCCGCCGAAGACGTCAAGCCCACACGCAAGAATAAAGGAAAATAGCATGAAAATGTTAAAAACTGCCTTGCTCGCCCTAGCTATGGTGTTTGTCATGAGCGCCTCCGCGAAAGCTGAGTTTGGCTATGTTGTCGGTGCCGCGACTGTGGACGGTGTTACCACGACTGCTTGCACCCTTGGCCTCAACCAGACTGTAACTGGCTTCGGAAACGGAGTTGATGTGGATCAGGTTTGGGCACTCGAGAAAGAAGTTGGATCGAAAGGTTCAGACGCTTGGTCCCCAGTATCTGGGTACACCGACGTTTTCCCAACTGCTAACGGCGCTGATGCTGTTGGTGGTATCACTCAAGTCTCTCGCTACACTTCTCCTGAGCCAGCTTGTTTTCGCCTTCATATGACTTCGGATAGCGGCGGCACTGCTCAGGTGCAGCTTGTGACCAACCGGGACGCTCCTACAGCTTACCCCGGAGAAAGCACTCACGTTCGTTGGTATGATGATTTTCGTGCTGGTGGGCTAGCTATCACGACTAGCGGCGTTGGTGATGACCCATCT